TTCACCATCTGTATCTTTAGAATATACAATGGCTTCTACATGAACTGTTGCTAATTTCTTTGACATATATTAATCCAGATTGAACAGGTTGATATCCATCGTTTTGATTAGTCCGGCTTGATTTACTGGACCGTAGTAATATGTTCTAACCACAAATTTCAATTCCCAAATTATCATTCTAGATGCTTCGTCCTTGAAAGAACCATCGAACTGCTGATCTGTTGTTGTTTCTATAAGAGTGACAGGAACATCTACCTTTTCATAATAATCTGCAAGAATACCCGGTTTAATTGTTAAAGTAAAATCCGGTGTAAAGAATGGGAAGATTTGTTCTATTATCTTCAATCCATCATCCATTGTTCTGGCATATACAAACAACGAAAAGTTCAATTTATATGGCACTTCGTTATAGTGATAGTTGATTATGATATCACTATTCTGTAGGGTTTTCTCCGACATCCGTTTTCCAGAACTGTTGCGTTTTCTTTCTGTGTCATATTCCAGACCAGTCAACATGAACGACATTCTTGGTAAAGTCAGTTGCACTGCTGCAGCAGAAGGATTGTCCAATTCAAGACCAATTCTTTCCATCATTTTTTCTTTTGGTGCATATGATAATGGAACTTTAATTTTCTTGTATGTGGTATTTTCACCGCGTTCGATATACATGTTATTGAACAGCGTGCCAAAGCCGGCTGTCAATTTCTTTGTCATACCATGATAGAAAGTAGTAAACATTAATATTTGTTCTCCGAGAATGGATCAATTTCTCTAAAATCTATAAGATCACGAGTAGTTGTCTCTATTCTAGTATTATCGCTTCTTTCTCTAGAATCTTGATCGGATGTGATAACATCATCTACAACACCATCTTGATTGTAATCGAGATTCTCCACTACACTCTTGCTAATATCGTCTTCAATTGCGTCTATATCCGATATACCAGTATCCAAAGATTCGTGTGAATATTTGAACAGTTCGCATTCTAATTTATATGTGTACAGTTTGCCAAATTGGAAAAATACTTCTTTGGTGTCTACGAATTTGATTTCAAACAGAGCTTTGGTGAAAGGATACCAAATTAGATCGCCTTCCATTGGATTTGATATCTGAACTGGTCTATCAGACATCACAGGAAATTTAGCAGATTCTTTTTGAAATCTTCTTTTGGAAACAACTAAACTTAGGGTGTCTCTTATTTCCAATCCAAATTTGGAGATGATTTCTCTTTCACCTGCAAACCCAGAGTAATTATCCATATACATTTCTATTTGAATTGCATCTTTGAAAAATGAAGAAGAATCTTCACCAAAGATCTGATCCAAATCAACAAATCGTCTTGGAATGTAATATACATTTATTCCATTTATCTTGATAGATTCCTCAACAAGATCTTCCATGAGATCTTGCGTTGGTTTATAATCGTGATTATTGAAATACGGATTTAATGCCATATTAACCTATGAATCCTTGTGGTGGTAGTTCGTACTTGCTTTGGATCTCTTCTTCTATCTTATCTACTTCTGCTTTTGCTTCTGATGCCATATTCGCACCATTGAACGAAACTCCGCCAGGTAAACTCATTCCGGTAAACTTGGAAAGATTCATTCCCCATTGTTCTTTGATCAAAGCGGTATAATACATTTTCAACAGACGATCATTGTAGATCTCTGGATATAATCCTGGATCAAGAATTCTATATGCTTCGAACACGAGATATTGACTTTTGGTCATTTTCTCTTTCCAATTTGTTTCAACATATATTCTATTTGTAACTCTACTGAAATCGATCATCTTTTCGGGAGTTAACATATCCTGAAGCATCTGCATATGACTACGAGTGATGTTGTAGCTTATGAGAGAATCTCCGTATGTGTTTGTTCTTAACCCATACATGTCGTTCAATGCCATTTGATATTTTGCATCAAACATACCAAGACCACCAAGAGTATCGAACAATTGAAAGCATCTAATTACACTAATTATAGATTGTCCATCTGGATCGATTGCAGGAGCAGCAACAATATAATCTGCCGTATTTTCTACAGTAGGTTGTGTTAAATCAATGTACCCTCTGTCCATATCTTCTTGTGTTACTTGTTTCTTGAAATAAACTCTCTCTACGCCATCAAAATGATATTCTGCAAAGAATTGGAGTGCATCGTCCATACGATCCTCTAATTGAGCATCATCGACATTTATTTGAACAACAGGATAGCCTAACCTTCGCAGGCAGTAGTCTTTGAGTTTTTCCCGTGAATTAGGTCTTGCCATTTAAAAATCTCCTTGATTCTACATTATTTATAAAATCAAGGAGATCCTTTATTTGTATTATTGTTTTAAGTTATTCTGAGAACAAATATTGCATTTTAGACAAATCTGTGACAGATAGTTTGATATTTTCACCTAATGCATCTATTTCTATTGGTTCCCAGGCAAGATCAATCTCATCATTTAAGAATTCAGTAAATTCTTGGATAAATGAGTCTTTATTGGTGTCTGAGACAGTAGAACCATCTTCAGAATATTGTTTCACCAATTTAAGTCTTTGATCTTCAACCAACTTAACTTCTGCATTTAGTTGATTCAGTAGCTTCATGAGTTTAAAAGACACTCTGGCTGGCAGAGGCTCTTCTATTAGTTTGTTTAGAGTTGCGACAGAACTATAAACTTCAATCAATTTAACCTTCATAATTTCTCCTTATAATTTAAGTGTTGATGGGTAACTGGTAGTATTTAGCTAAGAACTTTTTCATTGTACCGATAGCAGGATACGATATTGCATGATTTCTGGTACATAGACTACCGGCCGGGGTACATGGTGCATTTCCTTGATCGTTCACCGGGCTCGTAAACGAAATAGTTCTTACAGTATCGGATATTCTATTATTTTGTATTGTATCTGTGGTAAACCATGTTCCTATATTCAAGCCAGACCCACCCTGATCCGTTGTAGGTGCATTTTGATCGAGGCTACCAGCATAATAGTCAATAAATCCACCATTATTAGGATTATTTGCAAAAGCTTGAACGGTTGCAGGTATTATGTGATCTTGAAAAATTGGATGAACATATCCTGCTCTTTTTATTGGATAAAATCTCATACCAAGAATAAAGAATTTTTGATTTTCTAGTATTTTTAATTGATTTATATTGAATGCATTAGACACACATGGCGAATCGGCATCGAACCGCAATTCAAATACAATATAATGCGTAGAGGTTTGTGTAGGATATCCTGATATATTCCACAGCAGAGCGGGGAATCCATTAGGAGTACTAGCACTGATACCAGTAGGCGCTCTGTTAAATGGAGCAACAGATCCTGTATCCGTTCGATCTTCGTTGTAATGAAAATGAACTGAAGATAACCAACTTCTATTCGCTGGTGGTGAGATGTCGCCGGTCGTTCCTGGAATAAACGGGAAGAATGACTTTATTGCATTCCATACAGACACTTCTCTAGTTTGCGTCGGAAGATTTGGTTGAGCTGGTCCTGCACCACCTCTTACAAAAGTATCATATTGTTGTGGAAATACATAAGCAATAGAATTAGTATAATCGCTGTGAAGAGTTACATAACATGGTAAAACAATTCTAATATTTGCTGCAGAACCAATTCCTGGCGTTCCTACAATACTTTCAGCTCCCATCAACAAAGATGTATAAATGTTTTCAAAAAACCCAAGACGATCAGTTCCATCAGTGTTTATTGTATTGATTGGAGGTATTTGATAAACTTGTCTACATGCAGTAATACTTTCGGTTCCACTTAGAAACTCTGTTAATTTCATTGGAACAGGACCGTAACATGTTGACGGGCAACAATCTTGTACCGCAGCATTTGCGAGCTGTGTTGGTAGTGTTCTGCCTGTTCCGTGATTTTCTTTGTTTACTATGAAACTAAATGGATTAATAATATTTTCAGTTGCCTCATCCCAATTGATAAAAACAGCACTATCACATGTAATATCTGTTCCTACCTTACCAATACCAGTGCTACCAGCACCATCAATTCCACCTGTGCAATTTCCAGTTACTATGGTTCCTGCAGGATCCACATACTGTATCAAGCGTTGGTTGAAACATTCAGAAGCTGCACTACTAAATATTGTGCTAAAAACATCAAAACAATAATTTTGTCCACACTTAGCCGAGAATATGTTAGATGAATCAAATTCTTGTACTTTAGTTATAATAGTCCTGTTATGAAACGGGTATATGCTACTAGATCTTACACCAGTTTCTGGACATCCGCTCACACGAGGGGGTTGAGAATTATCAGGAGCAACAGGAGACCCACAATGACTAGTAAATGTTCTTTGAGGATCTTTCATTACTACTAAAAGAGTATCTCTTATTGTATAAGTGTTCCAATCTACTATAATATGTCCAGGCAATATTGGATAATTTATCAGTGTATCGAATCCAGTTTTAATATTATTCCAATACCATGTTCCTTTAGGTAATAACTCATAATCTGCTTCCGTAGGAACAGTAATGCTAAAACTAAATGGTGCGCGGAACTCAAATTGTCTAACATTGTTTGGAGGATTTGTAGGTCCAGTATTGTTAACTACAAATCCACCAGTCCCCCCTGCAAATTCTGTTGTAAATGTGTGTTCACTAGAAATGGCAACCTTTGACCAATAATTTTTATCTACTGTATATGAATTGACAAATGCAGGTCCAGTTGATATAGAGGATTCCACAAATGTACTGGTTCCTTCGTTCGTTAATCTTATGCGATTAAATCCTGCCGTGGCTGTGGTGGGTTGTGCAACAGGTTCAATTCTAAAAATTGTATTTCCGCATGTTGGGCAAAAATTTTCAACAATGATCACAGTATTATCAAAAACTAATTTTGGATTGCCAGCAGCATCCCGCACATAGATTTTACTAATCTCTTGCGGGTTGCCGGCAGCATCTCTTACAAATATTTTTGCTATCTCTCTAGGATTGCTATTACCATCTCTTACAAACATATTATACTTTCCTTATCATTATGATTTGTCCGGGAGGACCTTTCGCTTCAATAGATGTCAAATTACTTTCTTGACCATTTGCAAGAACCACATACATTGGACCAACATTTGTATTACCAGCAGTGAACAATGTACTGTATGCAGAAGCAACACCACCAGATGCTCCATATAACTGAGTGTCGTTAAAAGCAACAGACTGATCATAAAATCCACTAGAAATTGCTATTGCAATCTTATTTAGGAGGACTGGCTCTGCTCTTGCAACAGCACCAACTTGCCATGCTGATATCGCATCAGATCCTGTTGGTTCTGTTGGGACTGCATCATCAATTTCTGATGTTACTGATTGATGAGTAAGTGCATGATCTGCGCCCGCTGGCAATCCATTTACAGTACAACTAGTAAAGTTTATAGTAGTACCAGGAGTGAATGTAGTAGTTGCATTTATTGTTATTGTGCCAGTTGATGTTAATGTTTGACCAGTTCCATTAGCAGTTGTTGTGAGAACTGAAGTGCCTGCACCAGAACTCAGATTGATCTTAAATGTGGTAGCATTTGTCATAGTAAAGTTGGCAAACTGTCCACTGTTTACCCCATTATTACACAATATCTCCATTTCTGTGCCAGAACTGGTCGCTAATTTGAATTGAATACTACCAGTGTTTATAGTTTTGTTGCCTAAATTAATAAAAGGACCAACACCAGCAAAGTTTATATTATTTGTTGCTGTGATATTAACAACATCAGCCTCCAGAGACAGATCACCAAGTTGTGCAGTAGTACCATTATAATCTTGCACTCTTAACTTATAAGAATTTCCATAAATTGATTCTACAAAATTGACTCCAGCCAGATACTTCTGTGATGTTCTACCACTGGCCGCGGTAACTGTTGCAGTTGATATAGTTGGTCCAAGTGGAGATACAGATATCATTTCTTTATGTAAAACACCGGAAGTTACAGGTGTCGTAGCCGCGTCCGTTATGTTTAGTTTAGTTGTATTTAATATTACACGATTAGTGTTATTTCCAGTAGTTCCATAAAATACTTCTGTGCCTGTAGCACTAATACCAGTATATTCTTTACTAATAAAAGTAGGAAGTGTATCAGTAGAAAGTACGGTATTAGAAACAAATGTTAAAGCACCAGTTTCACTTGTGTTAGACTCTGTGCGTATATTTGTCACAGTGCCAGCAACTGGCTGTACAGTACTACTAAAGGTTATTTGTGTGCCGCTTGAAAGAATACTTGTTACAGTCACACTTCCATACGCAGGATTACCATCTCCTATAGAACCAACATCAGCTGTTACTTTAATTTTGGAACCAACATTCAATCCAACATTAGTAGTCATACCTGTTATTGTGCCGGTCCAGGAGGATCCTGATCCGTTAACAAATATTATTTGACCAGTGGCACTAATTATCGTGTCACTACCACCAGCAGCAGTAATAATCATATTTGTGCCGGGTTTGATTATTAGTTTATCACCAGAAATATTAGTAGTTGCTAAACGAGTTGTCTCAGTATTAGAAGAGTCTCGAACTGATATACCATTATAGTGACCAATATTTAATTTAGATTTTAAACTATTTAAGTTGGTTATATCTTGTACTGTACGGGGAGATACTAAAAGACTGATCAAACCTAGCGTACTGTCAGAGAACAATACAGAAGAAGAAGCTAACAATAGTCCAGTCGGAACGGCTGTTGTAGTAGAAGCATTAGCAAGCAAAGCCCGTGGTTCAATTACCGCAAGACTTGCACTGATCTGGGTGGTTCGAGCGTTGGCACTTGAACTAAAAGCAATACCAGTTCCATTAAAGAACTTTAAATCAGTACCAGCGAACGAAACTGGCCACTCATTGTTGTTTTCAATTATCTTTCCGATGAATGGATTTGAGCTTGTTTCTCCAGTACCAGAAGAACTTATAGATATGGTGTTTGTTGTATCGTCTACAGTGAATACAACATTATTACCAGGCGCAATATTCAATTTTCCAGCAGTGTTTGCATTTAGGTTTTTTATCGTGGAGGAACCTGTGCTATTGTCTGTTGCACGAACTAATCCAAAATAAGGTAATGGCATAACTGGAGCAGTTGTAGAAATCCAACGCAACTCATCGTTGTCTATTGCTTGAATTTGACTTCCACCAATTCTTCCTACAAGGCAAGAAGGAGATCCGGAAAGATCTATAATTCCCATACCATCTGTTGTTCCTGAGTTTCCGAGCAACGCATAGTCATATGGTACATCTAAATCGAATGTTACTGTGTCGTTATTCGTGTCTGTGTCTAGTTTAACAAATGTACCGGCTTTTAGTGTGAATGTATCAGCAGATGTGTTTGCATCATATGAATCTATTGTAGTTCCACTGCTGTTCTTTAATACAACATGTGAAAATGCATTTTGTGCAACACCTGTGTTTGTTATGAGTAGTTTATCGCTGGTACCTGGAGTTGGATTTGATAATTCAATACCAGTTCCTGCTTGAAATGCTATATTACCAGATTTAGATCCTGCTGTTACGGTACCCCCACCATTAATACTAAAAGACTTGAATACATTATTAACAGAATCAATATATCCTTCTGGATTCATTCCTAAGAAAAATCTAACATCTCTTCTTGTTAATCTTGTTATACTGTTACTTGGATTAGTCGAAGTCCCCAGTGCAGAAGGAGTGATTCTTCCTACCATAAATCCAGCCAATTCATCCGGCAAATAATATTCAGTAAGCAAAGCATCATGATATGATGAATCGAGGGAATATTCTTCACCAGTACCGCTAAAAGTGTAATTTCCTTCATTGTAAGTTATTGTATCGATAGAAAGAAATCTTCCCGGTACAAGAATATTACTAACGGTGCTCCAGTTTGCATCAAACCCTCCAGGATACTCCGAACCTTTCAGACTGACTGCCGTGCCAACACCCATAGAATCAGAAACAAATATATCATAACCAGATCCAGATGGAAATACTATATCCTCAACATTAACAGAACCAGTCAAAGAAGAAGTTATGATTACAGAATCGTCTGTATTTTGTGTAAACGATATACCATTTCCAGCAATGAATTGTAGAGTATCTGTAGTGGACTCTGGATTGTATGTAAGATCCGAAGCCCCAGGTCTACTAAATTTGAATGTCTTGAATGTGTTTGGTATTTCGAAATTTATTGTATCAGATCCGGCATTTCCCGTTATCGTTAATGTGGAACTTGTCAGATTCAAAATATCTGTTGGACTGTCTGCAACAACAGGACCACCAGAAGGAACATTTATCGTCTTGAACAAATCTTGAGTACCAGCCAAACCAGTGGTACGAATTTCAATTTCATTATCAGTGGTTACATTGAATCCTATGTTTGTTCCAGCTACAAATCTTAAAGGATAGTTTATAGAATCTATGTTTATTGTCTCTTCTGATCCTTCTCCATAATTTACAGTAACAGAGCCAATACCAGTAGTAACAGAAGAAGACGATGCAAGAATAATTCCGGTGCTTGAGGTAAGAGCAACAAATACTGGTCGTATAATTCCGCTAGAGTAAGTTCCTTCCTCCACAAATTTGCCAGGAAGTGTTTGCGAAAGATAATACTTAGAACCAGCATTCAGAGAAGCCTCACCAACAAATGCAAATTCACCAGAAAGAACTAAAGTAACTTCGGCTGCACTAATAGATTCTACTATTCCAATTACATCGGAACTTCCTATTCCATTTGCAATACCAAGAGAATACTGAGCATCACCATCCGTTAGTGTAGAAACTACTACAAGATCACCAACACTCGGAGTTACTGCAAAATCTGTAGTCCTTATTCTATTTGTAAATTTCTTGTCAAGAAGTCCAGAAGAATTTGTTAATGGGACTCTGTTAGCAGTTCCATTTGGTCCACTTACGAATTGACTAGAATTTTGAATATCTGAAATATAAATTTTTCCATTTATATTTACTATATTATCAAACAATCCAATTTTCTGCATAGTAAGTACAGCATCATCCCCGTCTGTAGATGTGGGGGTATAATTATAAAATCCTGCTGTATTTTCTGAAAATTTCAATTTCCATGTTGCAGGCCATTCAGTAGTAGTTCCTACATTGGCTTCATTCCATGCTGCTGGAGCAATTCCAACATTAAAGTTGAAAGAAATGCCAGTTGGTTTTATATTATCAGCATTAGTACTCGTCAATGCTCCAGGATTTATATGTGTGCAGAAATTAAATACAGATTCTGTGTTGTTAAGTATTGAATCAGACACAATACCATAAAACTCAGAGGTGCCTAATCCTATATTATTATTGAAATACCAGATAGAATCGAATCCTTGATATTCCAAAGAACCAATACCGCCTGCTTTAATCTCAGAATTCCATCGATCTCCTGCTGAATATTCTGGTTTTGTCGGATTGAACCAAATATCTTTATCAAAGTTGATTGTTTCATTAAATGTGTGTTCGTGTTTTATTATTGGTGGTAAAACTGTATCTGCAGCTACAGATCTTAAAGTTCCAGATCTATCCAGCAAAAGACGATCAGTAGCAAGTACCGGAGACAAAGTTGTTATAGAAGATAATTGAGAAACTCCAATAAAACTCAATGTCAATTTATTAGCAGCAGTGAATGCAATTGCAGGACCGGGATCTACATTAACAGTTATAACACCATCAACTGTAGTTGTGCAGATGCCATCTCCCTGAAACACATCAGAAACATATAACGAGTTCATTCCATTGATAATATCGTTGGTTCTTGACAACCAAGTAACCACGGTATCTGCATTTGTTAATGTATCGAAATTAAATAATGGCTCTCGGAATGTGCTCATTGATTGTTACCTTTTAAAAGCATTTGTATAATTTGCTCTAATTCTTGTACTCGTTTTTCTAAAATTATATATCTATCATTTTCTTTTTTCATCCGCTTAGCTTCAATCAATTTGGACCTATCGCATGCCAATAATGCACCAGTTTTTGCATCTCGACGAACATCATCTCTACCATTAATGGAGATTCTGTTGTTCATAGAACTGCAATTCCTCTCATATCTTTAACACGAGGAACATATGCGGCGTTTTCACTATACAAGCAGATTTTTATAGCAAATCTTATAAATTCAGCTGAAGATGTTGGTGGTAAATCAAATTCTACATCGACAAATTCGTCTTCATATTGAGTAGAATATGCATCGAATGCAGTTGCTCCCATTTTTGGAACCATTTGAACATATGGATTTTCATGGAAATTCCTAGTCTGTTCTACTGTTTGAGTTTTCAAGAAAGCTTGAATTTTGCTACCAGTTGGTTTATTTACAGACAGTATCAATTTGAATCCATTAGACTCAAATCCATCCTCTAGTGTTACTATTTTTGTAATATATCTAGCTCTTCTAATATTAGTAGTTTCAGATGCATAGGGATTCAATTCACCATTGAGTTCTATGTTGTTACTATTCTCTATTAGATTCTTTACTGCAAATAATGTCAATCTTTCTGTATTAATTACAGGAGAAATATCTTTATTTGTTGTAATACCAGTAGCAGTAAAATACAATTTACCACTATCAAGAAGCGTTTGTGTTGATGTATATTTGATATCATCATTTGCATTGATAGTATCATCTATAAAATTAATAGAAGTTCCTGTTGTCCAAGAAATCTTTGCATTTTCGAATTCTTGATATGTGTTGTTTAGATTCAACAATTCGTATTGAACGGTTTTACCAAGAGAAGCAGTTTCTACTGTGAATGTATATGGAGTGTTTGTAGTGAACTCGCACTTATTCATAGTCATCATCATATCCATTGCTGGTTGTGGTAACCATGTACTTGCATTAGATGATGTGAAGAACACACCAACATATGGCTGTTCTGTTACTCTTTGTGTGCTATTTAAAAGAGTTTGTCCTATTTCAGCTATGTAAATTTCATATTCATCTGAAGTTGATTTAACAACAAAGGAATGTTCTCCCGGTTCGAGATAAACAGGATGTTCAAATGTAAATTTAGTTATACTTGCAACATTGTTAGAAGCAGGAAAATCTGAAGTATTTACTTGAGATGGATGTAAAATACAAATACCACCAGAATAAATCTTATTGATATCTGGGAATCCGTTTACAGTTGGTCTTACTTCCACTGTTACTGGAATGTTTGTATCGTTTGCTGGTTTTCTAGCAAAGAATATATCTATGCTACTTAAGAAGATACCATCCGGATACAACTCTCTATTTATTTCGAATGTTTGTGCAAGAGGATCTCTCTTTTTGGTAGTAACAGTTGTCTGTGTTTGTACTCGTTCTTCAGTTCTGTTAACACTCTCAACATCAAATGTTCTTACCGTTGCGCTAGTTCCTTGTCGAACTTGTGACACACCATATGCACTGAATGTTGCTCCTGCAATAGTAGATGCACGGGTGAAATCATTACTAGAACTATCAGATACAGTAAACTTTCTATCGCCAGTTCTGAAAGTTGCTGCAGGCATATCAAAAATTATAAATGCACTTCCTTGAGCATTTGTTTTTCTTATCGTAGCAGCACTAAATTTCTTACCGGAATCCAAAGTAGCAGAAGTAATTGCAGCATCAACTTCTGCAATACTATCATAAGAATAGCACTGCCCAGATACATCAATTCCATCGAAGAATGGATATAATCTTGAATTCGATTTCATTCCAGTAACAAACACCTTGATTCTCTTGGCTCTCATATATGGAATTATAGAAACATCTACAATTCTATCTCCAAGAGATACTCTATCTGTTGATGTAGAGACTTGTTCTCCAACAATTTCTCTGCTTTGTTGTGTTGTTGAAACAGTGGTCGTTCTTATAAATCTTCCTCTGTTGTTGTTACTCGGATTAAATACTCCATTATTTTTTCTACCTCTTTGGCGCGTTCTTGAAGTTTGTCTGCTGAAGGTACTCCAGTTACCATAATCGAGTGCAAATGGTCCTTCAGTTGAGGAGTTTAATTGCTCTACTATTCCTTGCCAAGCATCATTACTTCCAGCCAAGTTTACATTCAACTCCGGTATCGTGTTTGTATCTACCCAATCATCTTCTCGTGGAGACAATCTGATAACACCTTCGCTTTGAACTACTTCGAATGGAGTTACTGTTATTGATCGAGTTGCTTGTGGTTGAACAACAAATGGTATTGATGTGAATGGCATCATATACAAACCAGTAGAAACATCACCATTTTTGGTTGTTCCTGTTACTCCAGTTTTATCATTAAATAACTCTATAAATGTAGTTTCAGCTGATATTGGTATCAAAGGAATTGGCACATTATCAAATTTAGGTCTTGCACAATTTTCTTGATTATCAATGGAAATATAATAATCTGGTTGAGAAACATCGCCTATTTTATGACTTTCAAACGAATCAACTATTATTCCATTCTTGAATCTATTATTGCCCTCTGCATCTTCTACTAAAAGAGAATCTGCATTTTTTTCCAATAGAGACAGAGCAGAATATACTTCTAATTGTTGAACTCGTTTTTCAATTCTACCGATATCTCTCATGGTATATCGCTTATTGTCCGTGTAGTTCAGTGCCAAATCTTTATTAGTGAAGATATATGATGCTTTATCTATTTTGTACAACACTAATCCACCTTCTGGTAGTGTTGGATATGTTGGACTAATGCTAGATTCGCCATATACAATCTTAAATGCACCATCTTTATTGATGTACAATACATCTTTTCTTGGTAAATAAACACCAAGAGTTGTATTGATAGTAGACGATTGTGGTAATATTACAAATTTAGTATTACCAGCATCATTATTGTCTGTCATTAATGGTCTTGTGTCTATTATTGCAGAAGAGTGATAGTTACTACCATCTACTTTAGAAGAATAGAATGGCATGTCCTTTACAGACGACTGTGCGCCTGTGATGTCTCTATATGATTCTCTTACTATTATACCTGCAGTGCCGGTATTGATAGAGTTTGCAATACCAGTAACCGAAATATATACAGAAAAATCTGTTGCGTTCAAGCCAGTCTGTGTATAAACTGCTGAGATAGGAACAAAAGGAACAATTGGTCCTTGTAATGGATCTGTATTTTTATTTTCTTGCAATCCATCAGCACCCAATACGAGCAGTGATTTGTTATAAGAATAATCGTCAGTTTGATTGGAGATACCGAATACGCTTTTATGATTGGCACTTAACGGTAAGACTCCACCAACACCAAGGAAGAATACAGATATCAAAGAATCAATATCATACTTTGAAGTTTCTGCTACCCATTTACCTTTAAACTCTCCAGAAGTCTGATACTTCAAAAGAATAGTTTCGGTGAATTGTTCTTTTGTTTTTGTTTTTGTGACACTAGATGCAACGCATTTTACCTCTGCGCCCAATATCATTTTCGTAATTCCCCCCTCCCCATCCGGAGTTTTTCTACGAACTATTATTCTATTTCTAGGAGAGGTTGCGGAATCTTGCAAAAGATCGTAATATACAGAACGGTGATCTGCTGGTTTTGCATCTCCATCTCCCTGTAATCCGGTGTATTTTATTAATTTTATAGGGTGGCCACCAGAATCTGCACCAAATGAGTATGAAGAAGAGAAGCTGCTAGCAAATTCTGCAGATGAGATATTATCTCCAATCGGAACTTCAAGTGTGTCTATTGAAGTTCCTCCAACACTGAAATCTATATTATAAATTTTCTGAATAGTTAATTCAGTTCCACCAAAATTAGAAACACCACCCGTAACATTTTCCATAACAAGACCACCCGGTAAAGGTAATATCATTTTATCCGTAAATGGTTCATATAAGGTGGTTATAGACATACCATCAACAATAGTTTGCGCGACATTTAATACAGGGAATATCTTTGTATAGTTTATACTACCTACTGCTTCTGTACCTGCTATACCAATCTGAGAAACATTACTGAATGAAATAGCATCATATTTCATATCAGAATCCATTAAATGTATTTTATAATTTGCAGAATCTTCTTGTATTGCCTTGATGCGTGTATTTCCAATAGATGATCCTTTTACTATCGTTCCAACGCCGTCGAGCTCTGGATCTGTCTGATCAGCTGCTGTGCTTTCTTGTATTACAGCATCTGATGAAAAATTATACCAATCAAACACTTCCGTATCAGGAATAATATTGTTAAATTGTCTGATTGGTAGAATATTTCTTTGACTTCTGTTCAGAATAGAAAGAGTAGTACTACCATCTCCACCTTCAGTTGCAATGGTACCAATACGGAATCTGGCAAGTCTTTTTGTTTTTGGTACTAATGTATTATTAGTGTCAAACAATTTAGGATCATCTGTGCCAAATTCGTATCGTTTGATTACCAATCTAGACGGTATTGTAGACAGCGCCGTAAGATTTGGTTCCCAAGAAACAACCTTACCCGCAGCATATTGATTTATAACAGTACTATTTGCATCTTCCGTTAGTGCTTGTATTACAGTTTCTCCGACTGTGTATTCATAATCCGGATTATACGAAGTTTCGTTGGTTTCTGTTGTTTGTACAAGATACTCCCCATTAGAAGTTCCTGTTTCTGTAGTTGGCCAACCTTGATAGAATTCTGAACTAGTTTTATATGTTGATGCGGATGCTGTGTTTTTTATATTAATGAAAGAACCATTCTTACGAATAAAATTACTTTTATCAATAGAAATAGCAGATCCTCTAGAAATTAAAGCATTATTTTGATCTTTTTGATATATATTTCCATATTTTATTTCAAATAATTTACTAGGAGCAAGAACAATTAATACTTTAGTTTGACTGTCCCAATTTAAATATGTACCAGTTATTTTATATTCTGTGTCAGAACCCCTACCCGTGGTTCCATTTCCTTCATGTTTTCCAGCTGCTTCCCATTTCCACTGATATACTTCTTGTCCGGCAATAAAATTAGATCCACCCTCATCGGCAAATACAATCTTCTGTACAGTGCCACATTCTGGTGTACTTATTTTTTTAGTATTAATTATTCCATATAAGCAGCAAGAACTTTTGCAAGAATTATTAGAATCACCAATACAGAGAAATGTATCACATGTGGTACAATTGCCATTTTGATTTATAGCATCGTTCAATGGAGCATCAAATTGAACGAATATGGAAAGTCTTTGAGATACAGTATCGATTGTACTCGCCAACACAGTTCCTTTATTAATAATATTGCTGTTGCATATATTATCTTCTGAGGACTTTAATACGACTCTTTGTCCATATTCAAATTCACCAGAACCTATTGCAGTTCCTTCTGTACCAGAAGTATTTGTACAAACAAGTTTAGAAACTACATTATATGCTTGGTCTGTTGTTAGTTTATATACATTTGACGCAGTTTGAATACTACTAACTGCAGATCCTGCCCACATTGGGTTTGCTGGATATGTTTTACCTGAAGTAAACGGACTGATTTCGTTACAAAATATAACACCATTATTTACATTAAAGTTTGATGGAGCACCGCTCTCATGAAACAGTTCTTTAATGAATAGAGTTCCTCCACCAGTTTCTTTAGATCCGGGAACCCAACGCAGTGCAGTGCCTTCTGCAATAACATTTCCAGTTGCTCCATCTATTTGTTTGACTCTAAAATTCTTAGAGATTTCATAATTAGCACTGAATATATCTTCGCGAAATCCTAAATGTCCATCAGTACGATTTATCGGATCATATCCAGTTCTGAAATTTCCACGCCAATTATCATTGAATACTATTTTAATAACATCGACTATTTTGTCTGAAAAATTACTAGCAGTATATGTGGTAGATGTTGTCTCACCAGATACTACCATCAAATTTGATGCTAAATCGTTTTTAAATTGGTTGTTCGTATTGGAAGTGGTCATTTATAGCTTTGCCTTTATTTTATATATCTCTCATTAAGCAGGAGAACTAATTTCTTCTACAAATAAAACACTCTCATGGGGAAAGAGTGCATCCACATCCGCTTCAGTAAGTTTGTTAATATCAATTATGTTTGCTTCATTTACTAATTTAAATTCTTCATTATTTTTAAACGGAGCCCATGCCAATATTTTTGATTTTTGCTGACCGCCAGTCGTGGGGTATAATAAAATAGTATTTGTGTTGACATCGATTAAATCTAATAATGGCAATTTCTCAAAATCCACATCAATTGATTGATTTGCATTTCTTTGTGCAAAAGAACCATAGACATAATTACCCAATTCAAAGTCAACATTCAATCCACTCAGAGGTTTTATACTTGTTTGATTACCACTATTTACATATTCAACTACTCTTGGTGCAAATGTTTCGTATTCATAACCAAACACATATGCTTTTCCTGATTGCAATGTGATTGCTAATTTATCAGAACTTCCTACAGGAACATCCAGTCTTGAATATGCTCCCTTTGGATCAATTAAAACTTCCACAGAAGAAACTAATAATAATTTATTTGTAGAACCTGCTGATTGTTTAAAATAATACGAAGTACCGATAGATGATAATTTTTTATTATTTTGTAATTCTACTACCAGCTTTGCTGTATTTTGTCCAGTTTCTTCATTATGATCTACAACAATATCAACAACTTTTGCAACAGCAAAAGCAGAATCATTTAAATTAGTTGCAGAGAATGGATTAAAATTTGATTGAGTTGCTGGCCATATATATCCACCAACACTTACTAATACATTTGCTGCCTGTCCTACATTACTAGCAAAAACTTCAGGAACAGATGCATCAGCTATGGTTAAAACATATTTATCGTTTCTTAAATGATTTTTTACATCTGCAATAAAGGGAACCACGGTATAAGAACCAGACTCGTCTTGTGTTCTTCGTGCAAACAAATCTAAAATTTGTGAATATGAGGATTTATCTTTAATATAATCCACAACTCCGCGTGTTGTTCTCAGAAGTTGTATGAAATCTGTATTTACATAATTCTCAATATCAACAGAAGAATTGTCATATTCAATTGCTTTTAATGTAAAATTGATACTATAACGATCTCCACCGGGAGCATTGTAGTTATAGAATCCTCTTGCGGGATCTTTCAGAGTAGAATCTTGAGTAGCTGTTATAGTTTCTCTGTTTACAGTATAACCAATTCTATGTGATGGTTTTGCAAACAATCGAACACCTTTATTGGCAAAATTATAATCTAATCCAGTATCAACTGTTATTTCTGATTCATCTTCTGCAGATTTCTTGAACAGAGCAACTGTTTGTTTTGTAGATTTTACAAAATAGCCATCAATATAGAAGATACCATCATCAACTGTTACCAGATATCCCTCTCCATATGGAGCTATTGTATACTGGGTTGGTGTGCCAGCTTGTTCTGCTGGATTTATAACTTTCAGAAACGGACCAGACGAACTCAATCCAATATAGTGAGATCGTTGTATATCAAAAGTTCCTGCTTGTTCTGGTGCAACCGAAACTGTATTATAAAAGGCAACAGGATAATCATCGTTTACTGAATAATTAGATGGTTCAAAATACGATATCTTGATAGTAGCCAATTCTGTAAATATAGAACCAGATTTGCTGAATACTTTAAGAAGATTAGAAGGTAATGTATTCAGATAAGTGTCAGCAGAGTTTGTGCTAACTCCAGATGCGCTATGTGTATATTTCTCTACACGAGCATACGGATTACTTACAATCTGTATCTTTCCCCCAAAAACTTGACTACCGTCTTGAAAAATACTATCAGCAAATTTAGCAAGCTGTGATTGTAGAATTGTTTGTAGTTGTGTCAATTCTCTAGCTTGAACGGCATATCCTGGCTTGAAAAGAATTTTTAGAAAATTCTTTGCATCATCAAAGTCGTCAAAGTAAGGTGAGCTACTACTAAATTCTGGATTCTTAAATGTCATTTTTTCCTCAAGACTCGATTAGGAGTTTTAGATTTTCTGTATTTTCTATCCGTCTTTGTATAGGACCGGCATCATTTATATATAACAAATTACCAGAATATCTAACCACAGTTGGTTGGTAGATTATACTTTGTACTGTCAATTTCATATTTGTATATGTGGTTGGATTATACAAATCATTTATAATGTATAAATTATCACCACTTACTGTAAATACCCCATTGTAGTTGTTTACATACAAATACACAATATCAGTATTGCTAGTTCCGCCAGGAATAGCAGTTCTTATTAATTTTCCAACAGTTCCTTGTGTTCCTTGTCGTATAAGAATGTTGGTATCTAAAGAAATGCCATCTGCTACTAGTTGTTCTGGTGTGTTTATTTGTCCAGCACCTCTATCAATAGCACATTCAAGTATGTAAGAATATCCTACGGTACTATCATCTCCAATTGTTTGAATAGTTTCACTGACTGAAACCAGTGTGCCTCTCTTACCAACAGAGGCAACACTTCCTGTCACACGGAATGCAGTAACGACTTCACCAGGAATATATTCACCATCTTCATATCTTGCTGTCAAGAATCCGGAAGTTACATTTTTTACCTTTATGGTTGCTTTGGTAGGATAGTGTGGGTGTACGAATCCATAACCAGTTGGTGGGGGTACAATCTGAGCAGTTGCAAAGCTGGTGCCACCATTCAAAGAACTATCCAAAATAAAGTCAGAAGAGTTGTATGTATTTTCATATACGACTTCTATACTGTTAGAACAATTATTATCACAGTCTTGGAAAATAAATTCTTCGTCATCTCCAGTTTCTGTTGTATTTTTTAGATTTTTGATTCTATAACCAGAATATGTTTCGAATGCACCATTCACTAAAGAACAAGTAAGAGCAGTAGAAAAACCGGTACTTGTTACATTTGTTATTATTGCTCGGAACTGATCGGGATAGTTGTTAGGTCCTCTAGTAATAACATCATTAATTTCAAAGAAATTCCCATTATTTGTATAAGGTGTGGTTGTTGTTCCTATTGTTATAGTAACTGTAGGATCAATTGCTTCTATTATCATTTCCTTTACTTCAATCACAGTTGTTCCAGCAATCTCTTCTAAACCATTTATGAATTTTTTGGGACTCTTTACTAACGATATTTGTGTATAATATGTGTTTGGAGAAATTATATTCAAATATTCGGCTCCATCGTATACAATTCCTGTATTTTCTGGGGCAGAATACACAACCGGATCACTCTCGCTCAAAGACGATAATGGTTTTATTTTCTTAGAAATCATTAGGTGTCTTGCACCAAGAACTTCAATCACATCTGATGCTAATCCATTCAGACCAATCACTGGTTTAATTACTGTTCCATTTTCCACTAAAACAGACACATCAACATAACTATAATTAGAACCACCATCAATCATTGTTATTTTTGATATTAGTTTATCTTCTGTCATTACTGGAATTGCAATAGCTGAAGATCCATTTCCAATAATTTCTATTCTTGGTAATATAGAAAATTCTACACCTTGTGGTGGTGATGCAGCAGAACTTGGATTACATAAAGTTAATTGCAAATATCCAGTTGTTGAATCAATAACTGATGTCTGTATTGTTGCGGTGTATTTATTTTTGAAGTAAATAACATATTTATTATCGTAAAATCCATCAGCTAGTGCTAATTCTAGTCTTCCGCTAGGATCTATTGTTATTATAGGAAATTCTGCAGTATCTGTATTTTGTGATGCTATAAAATATAAAGAATTGGTAAAATTGACATTTACTGCACCGGCATATGCGTTTCCTTGAACAGAAACATCAATTGCTTCTATTGCTCCTCTAATTGCTGCTGATGCAACATTCTGTTGATATAGTCTTTGATCTGTATACAAATCTGTTCCAATTTCTTGAATAGGAATAAAATTAGGATAATCAAATTTTTCTAAATCTTCTTCTGAGACTTGATATAAAAATTTCCAAGTATATCCATCTAATTTTATTTCTGGTTCTGTGCTCAAAGAACTAGGAGGATATGTACTTGTCGCAGAGGTGTTTGATGGACTGGCCAAGCACAGATAAACAGATCGATTATCTGAATTATACGCATAAAACAAATCACCCGACTCATATTGATTTTTATCTTTGTCAAAAGCAACATAAACTTGATTTGCTTGCCACGGTATATTTTTAATCATCAAAGAAACATCAGATCTTAGAATTTGATTCATAAAAAACATATTATCAAATGTAGTATAATCTGCTTGAATGGTGTCTAGTGTAGGCGATGTAGTTGCAACGGGACTCGTAACTGCATTGCCAATAGCAAGGAAGTACGAATGATCTTTTGATGCATTAAAGTCATTCAACAAAACTTTTGCTGTATTTTCTCTTCCTCTTTGTCTAAATGTTGCCATTTGAGTCCTCTTATGTACTTTGATCTGTATTTACAGAAGTATCTAGTAATATTTGTGTTATTGTGGCATCTTTAATTGGTTTTGTTGCTCTGAATGTAGTAGATTTCAACTCTATTTCATAGACAGGTAATGATCTATTTTCTATAATAACATCCAGTGGATCTAGCGTATCAATCACTTCAAAACCAGTAATGTATTCAAGAACATCGGCATGTACATCTTTTACTAATTGTAAATTTATCTTATTTACAGCTGTCCAGAAAACATATCCTCGCTCTATGAAATTTTTGATATTTACGAAAATTTCATTTCTAATCTTATTATAGAAAGCAGAATCTCTTATATATTGTCGGCCATCATATGGTCCCAACAGTTGTGGTGTTGTGATGGCGGGAGTAGGCTGTGCAATACCTTGATCGTGCCATGCTGGTGTTAATTGCCATATATTACTATAGTTAGTATCATTTGGAAAAAACCGTCTATACAAAGAACGCAAAGTCGGACTTAACAAATAATAGTTTTCGACATAAACACCTATCTCAGTATTTCTTCGGTACCAACACCACATATTATTAGGATCTAGTCCTGCAAAATTGCCAATATTGTCTAGGTTGTGTTTTCCAATATTCCATTCACCAGAATTTAAATATCCACTCTGAAGAATTACATAAGGACAATATTGATATGCTCCTGCACTATAAACCAGTCCATTTGGATCTGTTGGTGTTCTATAGTCTTTACCCAACGGATCTAGTTTACGATACCTTTCTCTTCCTTTATTTGCCCAGCAATTATCTGTGTATATTGGATTTATGCTATCTAGTGCAGCACCGCCCGGAACAGGAATAGCTTTACAAACTTCAGTAGAAGTATCCGTTAAATACACTGTTTTTCTAGGAAAAGTAGTATTCACTATTTGATTAAATTCATTCAAGATCGGTGCTTTAGGATCTCTTGGAAGTGCTTCTCCTATCACAGTTTTTAGTGATGGCCATTTTTCCATCAGCCATTTTCTGTAGTCACCAACGGGAGCTTTAGACGCAGCAGTAGCACCATATGACATTGTGCCTCCATTTGCATAATTAAACGCTCCCTCTCCTGCATCCAATCCAATAGAAGTTATTCCAATATCAATCCATGGCTGTAATTCGTTAGTTAAGAATGCTGCATGTGCTGCGTTATTTGCAGGATCTGGAATTTGCCAACCTCTTCCAGTAGCAACATTTTGCCCCACACTACTAATACCGGCTTGATCAATCATTGCAATATGAGTACTTGCATTAGGAACTCCATCTACTGTTGGAATTGCATAACCTATATAAATTCCAACATCTGCATCTGAATGGGAGGCAATCCATGCACCAAATTGCGTCAACCATTCATTCAATCTACCATTTGGATTAAAAGTAGCAGTATTTGCTTGTTCTACACTCTGTGGTATGAATAACTGAGTTGCAGGATCTTTTACTGTTATTCCTGACCAGCAAGATTCTGCCGGATTTATTATACCTCCAGTATATACTCTGTTTTTCATTGCAGATGATACTGCAGATGTATAAAATCCACCATCGGCTGACAAAAATCCACATGGAAGCCATAGCATAAATCTACGAACTCCTCTGTTATAATTCCAATCAAGATTATCTTGTATGAGTTTAGCAATTCCAGTATTTTTAGTAAAGACAATCTCACCATTAACAAAATTAAGATACTTTGCTGCAGCATTTCCTCCCGACACAGAATCTGGTATTGTCGATACCGGTCTTCTATCTACATTGAAATTTGCTGCTGGTTGTGGCCAATCTCTGATATGAGTTTGTTCAGGATTTTTCACATATTTTGCCAAACTAGCATCTTTTCTTGCAGCTAATATATACATCAATCCTTGAACACGCTTAGAAGTTTCTGAGAATCTTCTATGTGGCCAACCAGAACTATCTAATGCTTGTGCTTCTTCTATAGTTGCTGGCGGTGTTGTGATGAATGGATCGAATCTTCCATTTTGACCATGATATCCAATCCAATAGGAATCGTTTCCATAATCTTCATATGGCACAGCAACCATATCATCATATGATGCATACTCTACAGCAATTCCATAAATGTGTCTTCTAGCATTTAAGAGGGTATGTATTCCAGCACCACCATGAGATCCGGCCGGGATTATAGAATCATAATAACAATACCCAACACATGGATTTAGCTCACTAGTTGAAAGAGACACAGAATATCCAAAAGGGTTCAATATTGGACTAATATAACTAGCAATATCATCAGCACTCCAACCCAACCGAGCCCCATTTTTCATACCAGCATATACAAGTTCACCACCATCTGTAATTTTAAATATTGGAGATCCACTATCCCCCCCGTGGACTGGGACTTCACCATCAGGATAGGCACCAAGATCGTCTGGATGTGGAGTTGTTGATACAGCAGGGCTCGGACTAAAATTTAAAGTATTAAATATCCTGTACGATCTTCCTTGATTTTCAAAAACCCATAAAGTTTCTTTATCCTCAAATTTAGACCAATCTGCAAATTTGTCATAAATTTTTACATCATTACCATCAAATGCATCCTGTGTGCCTCCATTCGGCAAGTCGCGACCAAATTCAAATAACAACTGATCACCCGGTACATCAGCACCTGTTCCTAGTGTCGCTTGATCCCAATATACTTTTGTAACTGTTTTAAAGTACATTTGTCCAGATTTTCCTAAAAATCCAAACTGTCTGCCTATAAAATTTTGTAGACCGTCGAATTGAAAGTAATGAGCACATGCTAATACATGTCTAGGAGAAATTAATACGACAGCTCCGCTATTTGTATTATAAAAATTTATATTAGTCGGATCTATTGGTATTGTAATGCCGCTTTGATTTTGATAAACTCCTCTTTGTTTAAAGGATCTATATCGTATACCAATACCAGAAAAATCTACACCAGCCAGTATTGCTAGACAGGTTTCACTATATCCTCTTGGTATTCCCTCTATACTACTCTGTGGAATTCCATCAGTCAATGGTAATACAAATTGTGCAGGCGGATCAAAAGTATAGACATCATGGATTACGGGATTATAATTTTTAAGTATTGCCATTGTTTAATACTAACAGTTAAATGTTGAAAATGAATTGTTCCTTATACGCGAACTGTCATTCATTGGAGTTGGTAGAATGTACGGATTTGCAACTATGTCTCTGCAACCGGCATGTGGGGTTTCTCCCTGGGCACAAGGTCTCAATTGATCGTTATATCCCGGTGGTGCAGAAACTTCCATTGGGAAATATGAACTAACTACACTTTGTAAATTATTGTCAGACCAAATAATTTCATCTTTATTCTTTAAAGCAGAACCTAATTGGCTTCTAACAAGGAAATCATTCCATAGATTTACCCACACGGAATGTCTTAAAAAACTCTTTCTGTTGGTGTTTTCTGGAAAAGTAGGAACAACATATTTGCGATCCCCTGCCTGATGATTTGCAACAGATGCTGATATTGGAAACGAACTAACTTCTATACCATTGAATGTAGGACGAAGACATGTAGATAATTCTGGGTTACATGGATAATTAAATGATTTTTTATATCCAGCATTAGCAGGATCACTTGAATTATAGAATTCGTAAGAATGTGGTGATACTTGAGATCCACACACTCCTTGAACCATGAATGAATATAATTTACCAGATGATTGATTATTGAATAACCCCACTCTTGCTTGTTCTTTATGATGTACACTCATCTGTCTGCTTTTATTTGTTTCAGAATTATTCATTAAGGTTTCACCACCAACAGTAAACCCGTCTGATGTTGCTGCATAGTATTTATGTGCATTATTTACAAGATCTCCGTGTACAGAATTTGCATAATGATTCAATCCAGTTATAATGAAATTACTTGGATCTATTTGAGGCATAAGAACAGTCATTTCTGGTCTTAAATCTAAAACATCTGGTTCACCTTCAGCCGGTTCAAATAAGCACATTTTTGCTATTGCTGCAGCCAAGGCGAATACCTTGTTTTGTACTGCTTTCAATGCCTTTATGTTGAATTCTCTTTTTTCTTCAAAAGATAATTGATTAAACACAGCATCGCCAGGATAATCTATATCCAATTCACCACAATATGGACAAGTAGAAACTCTCGATTGATTATCTGCAGTATTTTCTAACAAATCTAATTCACCCCACATCAGAGGTCCAGCAGTAGGATACCATTCCGATTTCCAATTTTGATAATAAGGGAAACTCATCATATCATAATGATTTATGTTTGCTTGAGATCCCCATACTTCACGAATTTTGTTATTCATTTTTCTGGTGAGTTTTACATATGAAACTACTTTCTGCCATATCTTAGCATTCACCAGCACACCACCCATACCACCATATTGACCTGGTCCAAATCTAGCAGTCATATCTAATCCACGAATTTGATCTACTAATTGATCTTCATAATTCACAAACACACGCTTTGGTCTATACTCACCATTAACAAAATCATCCTCTGACCAAGTTTTCCAGGCGTCTCCTTGAGTTATGCAAGGTGGTATTTTATCCGGATCTAAATGCATTGAAAAATATGCATATTCTTCGCTAGCTTTTGAAGACTGAAGCACCTTTGTGTATGTGGACATGAAAAGTGCATCTGCACATCCATCATCTGCGCGTATAGGAGCAAATATAAATCCACCATATTTCCACATATTACCCGGTTCGTATTTTGTTGGTAAACCATCACTGGCTGTACGAATTTCTTTTGCACCAGAAACGATCATTGGATATTCGTGTCCGGGAAGCAATCCGATTGAAGGGTTTGGTATTATTATGGTATCATTTACTAATTTAATAGCAATACCATCTGTTGCTCCAGCTTTAAGTACTGAAACCTTTCCCCATGCCCACAATTCTCCGTTGCGTTTTAGTGCTAGTGTAAATCTTGCACCCGCATCTATCCAGAGACATTGGCCAAGATCTGTTGGAACATTACATTCTCCCTCGGTATTTTCTCCCCAACATACAACTGTTCCGTTTTCTCTGAGGGCACATGTATGATGATATCCACCATTTACTTGTTTAAATGGTCCATTTGGCAATCCCTCATTTCCTTCCGAATTTAGATATGGACGCGATTCTCCCCATTCATTTCTATCCCATGCAAAAATAGAACCGTCCGACTGTCTAATAATTTGACTAGTATAATATCCTGTTGCAATTGCCTTTACAGAATTGTTATTTCTTTTAAAGAATCTAACATTACGATATGTACCATAACCATGTGGTATGGCTGGTGGTTTTCCATTTCCACTTGGTTGACCAACACGACCCCATCCCAGATTTTCTCCAGTATCTGGATCTTCAGGAGCTTCACCACTTCCGGTGATTGTGTAATACCAATTTTGACCCCATGTTTCTATGTTACCAGTTTCCGTTAATAATAGACTATGGGCTCTTCCAGCTGCAATATCAACATATTTCTTTGCTGATGTACCAAAAACAGAATTGTATACTAGTGTTCCGCCGTTAGCTGCAGAATTTTGATAACCAATTTCAGTTCCTCCAGATGCTTGTACCATTGGAATATTCTCTTCGGCTCGCATCCACCCCAAACTACCAACAGAAGAATTCACTCCTGTGTTTTCTTGTGTTGTATCTCTGCTAAATTGATAATCGTTTGGTGCTCCCGTTTGATTTGCCCAATTTATTTTACCACTCCAAGCAAAATTTCCGCCTTGTTGTATTGGATATGTTTCTCCGGTTATTACATACGGAGTATCATATGCACCCTGTGGATTTGCTGGAGTATATTCATTATTTGAATGAAACGGACAGCCTAATAAATTATTTCTAAATATTCTATAATGTCTATTTTCAGGTGCAGGCACACAACTATTGAATAGTGGCTGACTATCATTACTGCCATCAAAAGTATACATCATTGATGATTTCTTTTGATCATAAAAGAAATCTTGATATGGTATGTGATTTGTAATGTATTCTTTATTTGTTGCAGTTGGAATAGGAATAAGACCAATTGGTGTCCATACAGTATCTGGATCGCTGCATTGAGCAGATTCATTACTACCCCAAGTTACTGCTTGTCCATCGTCAAGAAGTGCTATGTAATGTCCTGCACCCGCCGCAACTTTTTTGATAGTTCTTCCCTTGAAAGTTACTTGTTGTTGGAAAAATGCAGTACTTCTTTCAACTTCTCCATCAACTCCACCCCACCCAACAACTGTACCATCTGTTTTAAGCCCAATAACACTACCATATCCAACAGCTATTTGTTTGTATTTTAGAACTGCGAGATTGTTCGGTGGTAATATTGGATATCCAGCATAAGTAGACGAAGCTGTTTGCCATTTTAATGTACCATCTGCAAGTGTATAGAATACTACATTTGACCATCCAGTAGAAACTGAACTATAATCAGAAGTATCTACATTTATTCTATAGTCATATGCAAGGTCGCTGCGTCCTCCTTGAGATCTGCTTCTTTGCCAGAAACTACTGTACATATTAGTAGTCGTATCCAAGTTACCAGAAACCATAAACTCCATAGGAGTGTCTCTTCCCTTGGTATTATCAAATGGTTGATGAATTCTTACAGTTACTCCATCCTCTAAAGTAACATAAGGAAACCATGTATTTCTTTGATTTGCAGATGCATAATATGAAGTGCTATTTGGGAATGGTTGTTCTGGACGCAAAGGAGCTCCCCATTCTCCAGATTTGGACATTTGTTCTATCCATTCTGCAGCATGAAGAGGTGGTGCTTGGTAGCAACCTTGACCAGAATAGCAACGATCTCCGTCGCACAATACTTGCGCGAAACCCGGTGCATATTCTATTGTTACTGGTATAAGATTACCATCCTCATTTAATCTATAATTATTTTTATAATACCAATTAACATTTCCAGAATGATGTCCAGAACTTTCTATACCGGCATCAGTCATGTATTGTAAACCACCAACAGATTTACCATTTGCATCAAACCCAACACCAGAACCGAAATCGTGAGTAGATCCACCATATATGGCATGTGCTCTTGCTACTAACCCACCCTCTAATTGTGTTCTCATCAAGGTAACATAAGTAAATTGAGTAGTTTCTTGTTGTGTATTTTCATCTAGAATATAGACTGGCGGAACTGAAGTAGTTGTGGTTAACCACGCACCTCTAGATGCGCTGTCGAGAGTTATAGTTTGAGGAATATCTGTTCTTGATGTAGATGATCCGAATGCTCTGAGTGTCACAGAAGCCGATGGTTTGGCTGTGATTCTCCACAAATATTGATTTGTACTTAGAAGTCTACCACCAGAAATAATAACACTAGAATTTACTGCTATTCTGTTTACAGCAGTTGGTTGAGCACGAGAATTGCCACTGGTAGTTCTCCATTCTTCAAGAACATTGTGCATATCCAAAGTGCTTTGTGGATTTTCTGGAGAAACTCCATTAAAATAATTAATAAATTTAGCACCATGCAAACAGCTATGTAATATTATTTCTTTCCAATACTGTTTTCCAACATCACCTGTTAGCGGACCATATCGATAACGATCAACTTCTCCACCTACATCTGTACTCACAATCCATGGCGCAAATCTTTGCCATGCAGTATCATCACTACGGTGAATTGCTTTCATTAGTCTCATGTCTAATAAGAAAGCCAACCAAGTCGGACTACTGTATCGTAATGTTGTAGCTGGTGGTGTAGAATTTGGATCTATACTAGAAAACAAATATCTCTCATCGTCTGTAGTTGGATTTATAATATAGCTAAATGTTCCCAATGCATTTGGTGTAAGTTCTCCATAGAATGGAGGAGATACATTAGTATCAGATTTTGCAATTTTTGGTGATCCTTTCCAACCATATCCATTGTCAAAATATTTAAATTCTTCATTATTTAATGGATAGCTATAATCCTGTGTCAAGGAAACATTATTATATCCAGTAGAAGATAGAGCTTGTGTCCACATAGTTGGTCTATAGAACGCATCACCCCAATCTACAACAGTATCAGTCCAAGCACGAGTTGCTGCCTGAGCATTTGAATTTCCCCAAGGAAAAACTTGCATGTTATTTTGTGGATTTTGAGTATCTCCAAGATATCCATACATTGGTGATAATGCTTGTGCGGCTGTAGTGGCAGTAGCAACATACCAATCATTCGAATATATAGAAAATAAACTTCTCTGTCTTGTGTCTATTTCTGTTTTGCACAGATTATATCTGTCCATAAAATCTGTATAGAATGTTTTTCCATTTACAGTATTAATTGTTGTATTAAATCTAGGATCTGTAACGATTGCTTCTAATGCATCCGGATCTGAAAACTCTCTTTCGCAGCTGTAATGACCGTTGCCTACTGCACATGTTTGCCAAGTTTGTTGTGTGTAAGATTCTGGAACATAATTTATAGTAGGAATTGATTGGAAAGGTATATTGGAAAATCCTGGAATCCCTAGTTTTATTTGTCTCAGACCTTCTTCGGTTAATCTAAAATCAAATGCTGGCACATTTACAAAGTGTGTCATATCTGTAGATTCGAACTGACCATTAACAATAAATCCACCAATTACGGAAGGATCTAGAGGATCACTTCCAACAACACCAGAATGAGAGATTTTAGTACAATTAACAAAAACATTATTTGTTGCTTGTGTTTTATATAATACTGCTTTGTCTACATTTACTGTAATTGTTCCGGGAGTTCCTGGATTAGAATTAGAAAAATTGTATATTTCATGTAACCAAGGTGCGCGATTTTTGTATTCATCTGCGCGAATATCAGACACAGCCATCACTCCTCTGAAGTCTTCACTTGGATATGCAGTAGGACCAAAAGGCATAGTCCAAGGACTGTATCCTGTGACTGGTATAGTTGTTATTCCATCGCGATCTAATGGTCCGCCAGACTCATACCAAGGATAAGCCTCTGTATTAATTACATAAAATGCCTGTCCGGATAATGATGCGTTCCACACTTTTTTAGCATTTATAATATCTCCATATCCACTTGGACATTCCACAAAAATATTATTTTCTATTTTGTGGTTAATACCACCATTGAAACCAATTCCGCCACCCCAGTCACCTCTACCACATTTATAAAATACATTTTGACTTATCGTATTTCCAGATAACAAATCATCAAAATATACACCTATAACACCCTGTACGCGTTTATCGTTATCGGTTACTGATCTTGTATTTGGAGGGCTTCCACCAGCACATCCACCATTAAAACTACCATATATAAATCCACCATCTTGATCAGGTCCAATATCATTAAAGAAATTATTTCGTACTACAATATTAAACGAAGATGCATTTCTTCCGGCGTATACCGCACCAGCATCATCATTATTTTTGCACAACTTATGAAAATGATTATATTCTATTATTATATCATTACCAAGAGAAGCGTGAACACCACTAGGACCATCTGATATTAAATTGTAAGAAACTGTATTGCCAACTCCCTCTATTCTTATTGCTGCAGAAGTATCTACTAATCTACCAAATCTTTTAATAGAGCATCTAGTTACTAGTTTATTAGCTGGCTCTAGTGTTTGTTTATTACCACCTGTATTAATAATTGCCATCAGTCCAATATCATGTATATCACAACTATCAATCGTTACATTTTTACCACCGGGTGCATTTATTGCATGTTTCTTTATATTATAGATTTTGCATTTCAATACTGTAATGTTTTCACATAATTGAATTTCTATACCAGATCCAGCACTATCTCTGAAAGTTAGTCCTTCGAATCTTATATTTTTAGCACCATACAATTTGAATAATGATCGCAATCCTCCTTTAACATTCCATATATGTCTGGATTGCATTGCTCTTCCGGTTCCTGACCATCCAAACGGAGAATCTTCCCAACCGGGATATGGGAAGTCTATTCTACTAATGGTTCCATTAGGAGCAAATCCATTCTCAGTTGTATCGTTGGATTTAACACCAGCACCGGCTACAGCTCTGTGTGTCAATCTTATGCTAGAATTACTATTCAGTGCAGATTTTGGCCAGAAGTATAATTTCTCATTATCTCTATCGATAAAATATTCACCGGGAGAATCTAATTCTTCTAATATATTCAGTGCATACCATCTTCTTGGAGTTGGGTTTGATAAATACGAACCACAAGTTGGATTAGTTGGACAATTAAGAATTCCAGTTGTTGCATCACATAATGTATAATTTTGTATTCCATAATTAGATTTTCTGGAATTGACTGTGATTCTTCTATTGACAGTATCGAGAGATACTACTTTATAATTTTCTTGTGCCCAGTCCCATCTCCAAGAACCATACAACCAAATTCCATCATTAATAGCCGCAGATGTCCAAGTAGAAATAACAGAATCATACTCCGAGGAATATGTAAACACACCATTTCTAAAACAATCAGCAATACCATCATTATTTGCATCAGTTGTTCTTGCGCCAGCTGGAGTATATTCTCCACATGGATCTGGGGTAGTATCACCAATTCCAGTAAGATAAGTTCTATCTACACTCCAAACGCCAGCTGTGCCAGTATCAACTACAGTTTTAATAGTAGCACATTCCGCCAAAGAAAATCCACTACTATTTGTATTATTTTTATTAGGCCATCTAGCAACAACCATTGTTTCATTATTAAAAATCAAATCAGGAAGTGCTGGTAGATCTGATGTATATCCGACCTGCGAACCAACTCCATCACCTTTCCACATAGAAGGATATCCTGGTCCAATATCAAAAGAATCAATATCAGCAACATATACATTTCCTTTTGCAGCAGCAGATATACGACTCCACTTAGGATCACTAGAATTTACCAATGTAAATGCTGTGTGGGGAATTGCTTCCGATCCAGTTATTATAACTTCATCAGATGCAGATTTTGGTTTGAATGTTAAAGTTCTACCGTCCTTTGCGCTATATGTACTATTCATGTATAGAATAGGATTTGCATCAGTTCCAAGCATTCTGTAAGTACCACCAGCAATTCGAATCTCTATATTCGAATCACCGCCAGCTGCTGTATAAGTTTTTGCTAAAAGAGCTGCTTTAGCAATAGTTTTCACAGGGCCTATTGTTCCGGAAACTACAGAAGTTTCTCCAGTCCATGCATCATTTCCAATAGAATCTGACACATATATGTTATGAGTTGTGTATCGAGGGGGCATCGAAAGATTCCATATTCCTGGCTGACCCCCATCTCCGTAAAATGTGTTGTCTGAAATATGATCAATTACTAATCCATCATTACTGCATCTAGTTAAAAATTGTATTATACTTGTTTTGGCATCTGCAGTTACATTTTCTTGCCAAGGTGTCCAGATTAATTTTCTACCACCTATTTCTGTGCCATCACGATCAATATAATAATCAATCATATCTAACGAAGACCATGTCCAATTTGCAGGAGCAGCACTCCAGAATGTTGGCTGCACAACTCGTCTTCCTTCTGGTATTGCTTCTAGTGCTGTTTTGAAATTATTATATTGAGTAGTATTTACAAAATAATCATCGCCTGGAGTAGGTGTCCATTCTCCCATATTATCCACATACACAAAAGGTACAACAGAAATCGCATCTTCGTGAACTTGTCTATTCCATGTTGCTGCCCATACTTCATAATTAAGAGAGGATGCATTTGTAGGAAGCTCAGGAACTACTATATCTGTGCTCGGTGGATAGACAATATCTGTACCGGGAAGTCCGTCTGTAGTTGTTGTTTCTGGTTCGGTTGGTAATTGACCCAATACTTGATTGAAAACATTGCTCGGATCCTTTATAATAGGTCCAAGATTGTCTGTTGTGCTTGTCTGTGTTACAAAAGAATTAATTTTTTGCATAATTATAAGTCGTTTTCTATAAAGAGAAATGCAGCAAATGGGTGTTCTGGTCCAGGATTATCTGTTGAAATTTGATCTGTAGAATACATGTCTGTTGTATTTGTAATAGGAGGTACGATTGATAATACTACGGTGAAATTTGGTACAAGAATCCTAGTTTCTCTTTCTCTTTGTTGCGGTCTTTCAACTGCTTCATCTGCTGCTACATACTCTTCTAAATCATCAGTAGAATATATTATTTGATCTGTGCTTACATCTGTTCCAGCATCAGTAGAAGTTGTAGATACTACTGGTATATCTATAATAGGAGCAGACGGTTCATATTCCGCAATAATTAAACTTGCAAATCGTCTATTCAACGGTGCAGTTCTTGCCACCAAATTTTGGAAATCATCTACATCCTGATCAAAAGCACTGACATCATATGAAGTAAAACTTATTCGTTTTGCTTCGATTATAGAATCTATAATGTCATACTTATAAAATGCTTTATATCCTACTGGATGTACAGTTTCTTTAAGAATATCAGAATAACGATATGGAGTTATAGCAGCGCCAATTTCATATGAATTTTGTTGATAATAAAAATTATCTTGAAGTACTGCTATTTGTGATAATAAAGAATATTTGTTTTGGTATTTACCTTGCTCATAGAAGATATAGCCAGTTTCAAATTCAATAATACAATTATTGATCTCTCCGTTTATCACAATTGTGTATGCTTCATTTATAGGTGAAGTATACTCGAATCCAGGATTTAAAATTTCTATTTTCTGAATTTTACCAAATTTATCTATTTCCTGAACAGATGCAATAAAATTATAACCATCAACAGGAGTTGTATCTAAATCTGTAGTTTCAACAGAATTACACGAAGAACATGAATGAGATCCGGTGTTTTCAAACCGTATCTTTTGACCAACTTTGAAATCATAAACAGGACAATTTTTTGGTGTTGCAGAAACTACCATAGGACTTAGAGTCAATTTTGTAGTTTCTTCTATACCAGCTAAGATATATTTGTAATACACAGTAGAAGATGGTAAAGTGCCATTTATTCCAGATAAAAGTAGAGTTGCGTATATACTACCTTTTTTGGTTATAACAATAACATCATCAACATATGCGGAAAATACTTTATCACCAGAATCATTTAATGCATAAATTTCAGTTGAATGTATTGTTTCCAGTTGTTCATGAGAATTTACTTTTGCAATTACAAATACAGATTCTTTCCATTTGGCTTGCGATGCAATTAGCATCTTTTCTCGTGGATAAGTTAATGTGATTTCTGTATCAAACATCAAACGAAAAAGAAATCTAAATGAGTCTTCTGTTCCTTTTTTGGAATAAAATTCTCTTATTCTTTTTATTACTTTGGTAACATCTATTCTAGCACCTGTTTCTTTATCTACAGAGAATTGTGTAGGAAAAGATGAAAGATATGTTGCATAAAATTTATCAAGCAATTCTGGTGGAATTGTATCAACATCCAAGAACTGCTCTATGCTATGTGGAATTAAATTCGGATCTTTCGATGATTCCAACCACATATAATAATATTTTACGAAATCAACAAATACTGAATATTCTTGTTCTAAAAAATCAGGAATACTAGAACTAACCACCGAAGATAATTTGTTCTTTAATTCTATCGTTATTGGTTTAGCTGAAAATTCTACAGTATTTCTTGTAGAAATTATCTCTTTTCCATATTTGTTTTTTACATATGCAACAAGTACATGATCCCCTTCTGGCACTGTTATTTCAAATAAACCAGATCTTGTAGTTTTTTCGAAAAGAAGACCATCAACATCAAATATAACTTTATTGAATATTCCCTCAGTATCCTTTACCTCATAATTAATAACAACTCGATTTGAAAAAATCAAATCTCCTGCTGTTGGTGTTTTAATCGTGAGTGATATCATCTAATCGGTTTTCTGAATGCAGACTCAATCAAGTTAATAACGGTTGCATTTCTATCGTTTGTGTCTATTGATAATATGGTATTAGGATTTACAAATATGTCGCTGTCTACAACATTTGCAAATATCTTTATGGTATTGTTTTCGGCAGAATATATTGGATTGAATTTTACTAAATTCATTTCTCCAGTTTCATAATCAATTGTGCCAATAGATTCTGGTGAGAATACAGACAGATCTAAATTATCAAATCTTCCAATTGAATAACTCAAACCATCTTGTTCATAGCCAATATAAATCAATCCAAATCCATCGTCATATAGCTTACAGACACGAACTACATTTTTGTAATCTAAGTATGTAAATGAATTGCTTTGAATATTCGGCACATCTATACTATTACTCCTTTGAATGGCATTTTGGAATTTTACAGTATAGGATCTTGCTGCACCATATTCTGGTATCAGACGATATTCTAATTGAGGAGTAATTGTCACACTTAATATAGAAGAATCCATATCAAGAATAGAAGCTTCCAGTTCATTTGCTATCAGATCTGCGTCAAAGATATCCAAATTAGTTATTATATAATCATCAATTGCTTTAATTATTTTTGCATTTAATTGAGTAATTGATCCTTTATTTTTAACAATATCCACCTTAGCATCACAATTTATAATAAGGTATATTATATTTGGATCTACTAGTTCTGGTACAACCCCAACAACTCCTCTATTCTTAGTCAAAGATTTCAATATGGCATTCTTTTCACTACTAGTAAGTGCTGCTCGATTTTCAGGTTTAATACAAATGAATACTTTACCGTATGCAGGTGGATCGTTTTCTTCTCCTCCCCAGCATTTTATAGATTTGATGAATGCAAAATCTTTTTGTAAAATTATAGAATAATCGCTTGCAGTCACTGCTCTTTCTTGTGTAGTAAAATTCTTTGGAGCATTGTACTTGATGGAATTTGTTGTTTCTTTCTCCGAACCACCAAAAGAAGGCAGTACGACTTTTACAGTATCTACAGAATCTAACGAATTGAATACTCTGTTGGATTCTGCATCTGTAAATCCTATGTCGTTTGCTTCTATTCCGCTGCTTTCTAAGAAGGTAATAGTAACTAGATTACCTTCGTTCAATCTTTTACCTAAAATACCATCACCAAAATATATTCTATAATACTCATCCGGTCCTTCTTCTAAGAAGAATACATTAGACTCGCCATTGATTAGTGTTATATTCTGAGATTCTGTCCAAGCAGCATCACTTCCTGTAGCATTTGATGTGCTATTTTGAACTGCTATCGATATTGTTTGTGTGTCTATATTTTTGTATCTTAGTGTGAATTTTTGAGTTGGATTTGATCCATCTATAACGAAAGAATTCGTTCTTAAGAATCCTTCACGAATAGCAACAGATCCTGTTGTGTAGTTGATAGGAGTTATTCCATCAACATCCAGTTCATTTACACTAAAGGTTGCTTCTTCTAAATTATAGAAAAAGAATGCAGTAGAATCTTTATTGGCTTTAAATGCTTGATATTTTGGTAATATGAGAGATCCTACTATCGCTCCGGTATCTGAAGCAGATCTAACAATTTCCACTATGCAAGTGGCACTTCTAGAAGAAGAGGGGGTATATCCTAAATTTTTAGCAATAGACACAACAGAGGATCTTTTCTGTGCAGTATCCAGAAAAGCTTCATTGAAAGTTATGTTATTGTATAATGCTTGATAATGTGTGTTGTATGCAAGTATGTCCAACAGAATATTTAAGGTAGATCCCTCAAAATTGTAACCACTAAACTTATCTTGATTCTTTAAGAACGAAATAAGATTTTGTTTGATGTCGTTGTAATCTAGCTTAGAAAAATCGGGATTCATCTATTCCTCTCTAGATTAACTTGCAGAGATTGTGATTGTAAATTTTCTTGATTTACTACTCCATAAGTTATCTGTATTGTTAAACCATTCTGATCTTCCGAACTAACAACATCTACTTCTTGTAATTTAACTCGCGGTTCGTACTTATTGATTATGTATTCAACTTTTTCACGAATTATATTCTTTCGAATGAAATCTGGAAAATTCTCAAATAGAACTTCTCTTAAACCAACATCTATGTCAGGATTGAATGGTTTATCGAATTTATTGAGCAATAGCAGGTTTTTCAGGGATTGCTTGATAGCATTGCCATCTTTTACGATAGTAATATCCCCGGTTGAAGGATTTTTAGTAAAATCATTACTTATATCTGTTATGTTTAATTTTGCCATTATTTGGAAGTAAGTAAGGTGTTTATGATCCTAGTATTCTTTTTAACAAAAAACTCAAAGGTATCTACTACATCTGCATTTAATGCATCAACATGTGCCCAAGAACACCACTCACAGCAATAATAACCATATGGAGTCAATGAACTGTCCGATCTCAACGGAACTAAAATAAACGCAATGGTGTTTCTTGCTTCCAAAAATCCCTTAAAGTGACTATCCACTAATGTATTTGTGAAGATCAATCTTGGTTCGTCTTCTTGCAGTATTTTCAATTTCTCAATAAATCTGGTCAACAGAACTCCTTGTTGCTGATCTATTGTGTTCACAACCCCAAGACTACAGGATTCGTGTGTAATTGAGAACTTTAATATACTTTCACCTGTGAAGAAATCTCCACCATTATGAAACTGTGAAATGAATACTCTAGCGGAATCGAGTTCTAGCCGCATCTCAGTAAGCAATTCGTTTACTTGTGTATGAACTTTTGTGAAATCCTTCCCAGTACCATTGCAGAAAAGAGGGTGTTTGCATTTTGTACGAATATTTAATTTTCTTATTAATGTAATCACACATCCAACAAGAAACGAAACTACAGCCACGCCAATACCAAACCACACATCAGGAGAAAGAGATTTGAAAAATGTTAACATATTAGTATCCTATAAATTACTGAACATTGTTATTTATTTATTTTTAGTATTGGTTGGAACCCAAGGTTTTTTATTATTTTTAAGATAGGTATTGGTTGTCTTAGCATCTGTTACTTTATTCGAGTATGGATCTTTATCATTTATTGGTTTTGGATCTCTTCCGAATCTTGGAGCGGTTTCGGTTTCTGGAATATACAGCTTTGCTGTGATTGTTTTGATGTTCTGAGGAGCTTTCAACTCTATCTTATCGCTAGATGAACGAATTAGAGCATAATTTTCTGCTACAAACTCGAAAGTTGCAGCACTGTATATTTTCATGGGAGAAACTCCATCTATAGAAGAAAATATATCCATACTAGAAAAAGACTTGATTAGCATCGTTCCAGCAGACTGTACCGTCAGATCAGTACCGGAAGTCAAGTTTAGAGTACCACCGGAGCGAATTGCACAATATCCAGAAACATCAATTGTCATATTATTGTAATATTGCTCTGTTTTAATTTTAGCAGATTCATCAGAACTACCAACAACCTGTACTATCTGATTTCCGCTGACATACACCCTTTTGCTACCTTCCAAATATTCCGCATAATAACCAGAAGGGTTTGTGAGGTATTTTTGATCAAATTCACCATCGATTCTTTCATCGCGATTTCCTCCTATTTCATGAATAACATTTCCGCCAACAACAGTATGCATGTGTCCAACCACTTCTAAATTATAATCTCCACCAACCGTGTGATTGTAGTTGCCATTATCTTGTAAAATGTTGACATCACCTTTGTTCACACGCATGTTCAAATCACCTTCTGCTAAGGAAACATTCATATTTCCTTTATGAACATATATGTTTACATTTGCATTACCTGATATGTGAATATCAAAGTTTACATTCTTTTCTGGTGTATTTTCATCTTCATCGCTATTAACAAGAATCTTCAATCCTTTGTCTATAGTAACTGTAGAATATCCACCCAAATGAACATAATTGTCTCTGAACACATGAATGTAATTGTCTCGAACATTTTGATGAATCACATCTCCGTTTGGAAAGTATTCATAATTAGAACCGGATCTATGAAAGAATGATACTCGTTCGCTTCCTGGCGTATCATCAGTTTCAGTAACATGTCCCGATTCGCTTTGTGTTACTTTATTGAATGGATAAATTGTTCTTGGTTTGAATTCTTCACTTTTCTTTTCTTGACCATTACAAGGATCTTTTTCTTCGATCTTCTCACCATTAATACGACCATGTTCTGTTTTTGGTTGTGTCCATTGATTAACTTGTGGTTTTTCAACTGTTGGTGTTTGTGTTTGGGGTTTTACTTGTGCAGCCGGTTGAACTGCTCCGGGAGGAGTAGAACTGGCTTTCACCTTTCCGCCGGCTACTGCTGGACTTCCACCGCCACCACCACTACCCCCGCTGCCACCACCACCACCACCACCAGCGGCCGCGGCTAACGCCGCTTGAGATGCTGCTACATCTGTTGCATTATTTGAAGGTGGATTTACTTTTCCACCAGAAACAGGAACATCAGTTGCAGATGTGGTGTTTGGCAAAGGTTTTCTATTTCTAGAACCAGTCTTCCCTTTTACCTCTTTTGCAGTACCATTTGGTGGTATTATATTTGGATCATCGCAATTATTTGACATTATATTATCCTAAAATCTTTCCATTATTGGCATTCAATGGTTCTTCTGTTACCAATTTCCAATTTTTAAATTCTGAAGATAACATAGTACTAGCAACAGAATTATTTCCATATCCAAATCCACTCAATGTTCCTTTATTTGTATTAGAAATATTAATAACACCACATTTGAATTTCTCTTCTACTTTTATATCTGCAATCTTAGAATAATCATATAGACCATCCGGTCTTGCAGTTTTCTTTAATTCTATTATTGTGTTTGCTATTTTGGTAGGATCATTTATTGCAATAGAACGACCGTCTTTGCTTGTTTGTTTTTTTGGTTCTTTTTCGGTGAGCTGAACTCCACGATCTTTTGTTACTTTATCTTTTCCAAATGGATATTTTCGTTCAACATCTTTCGATGGGAATTCTTTTAGTTCCTTTTCAGTTCTAGGATCTCTAAATCCATCTCCATAATTTTTCTGAAATGTTTCTTTTGCTGAAGTCTTTTGCTGTAAAGTATCAGAACCTGTTGTGTCTTTTTTCTCAGTTTCTTCCGGAAGAGTTGGCAACCATCCAATGATCACAGGTTGTTGACAATCAACTCCATCTTTAAAGAAACCAAAAACCCAAAGACCTTCCGCAATTCCAGTTGGACTGCTCTGTGGTGTTGCACCGGTCGTTGGTGGTTGTACTACTTCTGCCCATGGCAAAGCCGATGTTGGGATATCCTTTTGAAATGGACTATGATATCCATGTATTCTTACACGAACTCTGCCCTTTTGTAGAGGATCTATACGATCTTCAACACACCCCCACCACCATCTAAATGTAGGATTTCCTAATGTTGGATTAGGCATATTCATCTCCTATAGAATCTTTAATTGCTTTTACGCGCATAGTATACACAGCAGTTGCTGCTGTTGGTGTTACTCCTTGTCGCATAACGATATCGTGTGTTATTTCTACTACTAGGAATTTTCCACTATAAAATATATCAGTTTGTTTCATTTGTACTTTACTTGTATCCAGAATTGATTCGTGTAATGGTCGTCTAAATTCCAGTAAATCTCCAACTTTCATTTCACTATTTCCAGGTACAACCATATTCAATGTCATCTGATTTGATAATTGCATAGATGTTAGTCTATTTCCAACCCAATCGTCCTGAAGACCAACTTCATCTTGTCCTGATGCATTTTCAGAACAATCGTACAAAAATCTTTGCTTATTGTATCTTCTTACTGCTACTCCACTCTTTGCAATATCATCAAATAATGGATCTTTTGTTGTATCTACTATTGGTTTATTTGATATTTTTGTGTATTGATCTTGTTGTAGCACATGTGTTTTTGAATAGTAATCGCCTGTAGTACTATCAAAGGAAATGATTTCTGATGAATACATTCCTCCTAGTGCGTTGTCTATTGGCGCAAAAGATTCGGAGCCGTGTTTCAATACGCTATACTTTGCATCCGTTATGGTTAGTTCTGGAGTTGGTAAAATGTATTTGTACTTCCATTTTACTTCTTTTTTCTTAAAGGAAGATAGTGGTTTAAAATAAAACTTGTGATCTATATCCTGATAGAAAATAAAATCAACATCTTTTGGATTTTCTGATGCTCTTGCTTGCTTTGACAGATTTGTTATATGGGAAAACACCGAATCGTATGGAAGAACTTTTTTAATTTTACCAACAGATTTTGTAGTTTCACATTTTATATCAAGTTCCTTGCACATTTTTGTCACTATGTCAGAAACAGTATCATCAAAATATCTTGATATCATTCTAGATTCATTGATAAAAACATATTTAGAACTAAAATAACCAATCGCAACGCTGTTTGTAGTTCCTTCTGTTGGTCCGGGCATGTACTTGTAAACAAAAAATTCTTTGCTTTGAATTTCTTTTTCAGAACTATTGCCGAGCATACTATGAAAGGAAAATTCAATTTTAGTCAATCCGTTGAACCCACCAATAACCTGAGATAATCTAGAACTTGCTGTATCAAATACAACAAAAAATCCACGCAAAACAGGTTCAAAGACACTTTCAGTCAGTGATATCTCTTTTATGATATCAGAAACATCAATATCTTTTATTTTAATAATTGGTCTATTTGTATTTAAAACAAGTGGAATCATATCAATCAGCTCTCGCTAATACTTTAAATGAGTTTACATATGTCGAAATATATGTGGGGTTTATTAAAAATATACTTCTTCTGTTTTCGTTTTCTTGTACTTCATAATCGTAATTAGAAACAATATTTTGCTGTCCTTGTGAAACAATATAATTATTTAAATATGTTCTATTTTCATCACCATCATTTGTATGGTGAACTGCATACATGTTTTCGTATACTACTCTAGAAACAACTAAGGATGCAATTGTTTTTTGATTTATATCAAGAAATTGAACAGATCCAGAAATAACAATTTCTTCTGTTTTTGCTATTACTATTTTATTTAAATTTCTGTCACATTCTGATACAGTGCTTATTTTGCCAGCAGAATTTCTAATATACTTGGTATCACAAAAATTAAATTGATTGTTTATATCAGTTTCCTTGAAAAACAAAGCAATCCTATTGCCATATTTCGATTCCACATATTGTCCTAATTCTTGCGAAGACATTGGCCAATCAAAATAACGACTCTTAATATTATTGACAAGAAGAATAGTCCAATAGTAATCAACACTTCCATAGTAATCAAAAGAAACACTCTCTGGAGTTTCTCCTTCACCTATGGAATATTGATCTACCAAATTACTTTTAGATACATCACCAGTAAGTGAAATTCTCTTTAAGATATCTGGAATTACTATTCCATTATATTCGGTTGTTCCTAATTTATTGAAATACACAATTAACCTTTACTTTGAATTGTCGCTGTATAGTTTCTGAATTGATTGCTGAGTTTGTGGGAACAGTTCTTGTAATTCTATAGTCAAGACTGTATGTACTGCAGTACCATCATCATGAAATGCGGGCATTCCTGAACCAAATGAATTTATGGTAAGATTGGTCATAGCACATGGTAGTGTGCTGATGATAATTTTGCTTTGTACCTGGAGTTTCACTCTGAACAAATATGGAGTAAGAAAATTCATATTACTTTCTAATCGTGGATGCATCTTCAAACGAAAATCTTCTATCATTCTATTATACCCCTTAGAATCTTCTCGTCTAAGCGGAATAAGATCCCAAGTGAATTGAAAATTTCTCAAATTGGATGATTGAAACAGTAAAGTATTTACTGTATTTTTTGCAATTCCAGCATTCTGCCTCAGAGAATCCATTACACCGGGAAGAATGCCAGCACCAGCGACAATATCAAGACCACTACCATACATGGCATTTGCTCCTACTGCACCACTGTCAGAACCAGCACCACCACCCGTTTTACCACCAGTAAATAAAGCACTCAATGCACTATCGCCTAATTCTTTTTGTTGCCAATCTATGGAAAATACATTATTCAGTTCTTTTGGTAACTGTAAATAATATGACATTATTGGAGTAGCATTGGCACCAAATTCAGTAGGTTCTAGTATTTCTATTACAGACCACATTCCACCAGATTGATTGCCGTTTGCTCTTGGTGGTATTAAGTTTGAATATTTGCCTTCAGATTTGCGTTCTTTATCTGCCATTTTCGCAATTACTCCGTTTCTGCTAAATAGTATGTATGTCCTATAAAGGTAAATTTAAACCAAAGAACCCATCAAAGTACTCTGGGGATCACACAAATATTGTGTATCGTTCTCTGTGGGAAAGAAAATTTATGACTTTCTGTGACAATACCGAAAACATAATCAAATGGGCATCAGAAGAACTTCCAATACCGTACATATCCCCCGTAGATAAAAAATATCATAGGTATTTTGTTGACTTTATAATAGAAGTAAAAGAGAAGAATGGTGAAGTTCAAACATATCTAGTAGAGATAAAACCACATAGAAAATGCTCAGAGCCTGTGAAAAAGAAGAAGATCACAAAAGGATATCTGCACGAAATAGTAGAATGGCAGATAAATAAATCAAAATGGGCATTTGCAGAACAATTTGCAAATAAACGCAACTGGAAGTTTAAGATAATAACAGAGAAAGAACTATTTGGTGGAAAAGAACCAACAACCGACGAACTCTGAGGATGCTCCCAAGAACGCAGCAAATTGGTTCAAAGAAAGCATTAAAGGTATTGTTAAAACTCAAAAAGGAAAACCATCCGATTATAAAGAGTTTTTTCAAGATAGTGAGAAGAATGTACGCAGAAAGCTGCTAGGACAGGTTTTACTTTTTAACTATAGACCCACTTCCAGAATACGGGTATACGATAAGTTTCCATTAGTAATAGTCACTGGAATGACGGGAACTGGGTTTTCTGGTATAAATTTGCATTATATCCCACCAATGGACAGATTGAAGATTGTATTGATGATGGACTCTCTTTTATATAATAGAAAAGAAGAAGATCCTCAAAAAATGCGTATTAAGATATTGTCATTATTTAATAAGAAAATCTTTGCTAAATATTACGGAACAGTATTCAATCAATACACTACTGCTAATATTTTTGGAAAACCTAAAATAACGACACCAGAAGAATGGACAAATTTTGCGTTTCTTCCCGTATTCAAGGGAATCAATCCAAGTAGATTATATTCCGAGATTCTAAAGGAAGTAAACAAATAATGGCAATATCATCATCAGTAACTGGGTTTTCTGCAATAGCACTAGCAACAAATGGATTGGTTAGACCTAATCGATTTTTTGTAGAAATTAATTTTCCATTTGCAAAAAATAAAGGAGTTGCAAATTTCGATTCATATGCAGAAAGTGTAGAGTTTCCTGCGATGGCAATCGGAACTGCAGACTATCAATATAACACACATCCCACTCTGAAGGTGCCATATGCAAAACTACCAGCACAGGTGTGTAATATTACATTTAGATTAGATGGAAGCGGCAATCCAGTAAAAGGATTATATGAAAACATCGAAGAGATTGTATCGGCTCAGAGTGGAGAATATTTTGTAGCATATGCAGATACCATATGGGGTGAAATCAAAATAAATGTAATGAATATACAAGACAAAACAATATACAATTTGACATTATCGAAAGTGTTAGTAACAAATATAGATACTACACAATATTCATTCGATGAGAGAGATTCTTACTTGAAGCAAACAGTATCATTTGCATACCAAGAAGCAAAATTTGAAACCGGCGGAGTGTGATTGAAATATACCCTTTAGGAGATTAAATAATGGCATTACCCAAGATCGACTTTGTAACATATGAATTGAAATTGCCCTCTAGCGAGCAGAAAATAAAATACAGACCATTCTTAGTAAAAGAAGAAAAAATTCTTCTCATTGCTGCAGAATCTAAAAACAACGAACAGATTCTATTGGGACTAGAACAAGTAATCACAAACTGTTTATTAGATCAAGTTGATATAAGCATCCTACCTTCTTTTGATGTTGAGTATATCTTTCTGAAGATCAGAGAGAAATCTATGGGAGAAATTATAAAGGTAAATATAGTAGATCCAGAGGAAAAGAAAAAATTTGAAGTAGATGTTGATCTGAGCAAAGTTATAGTTAAGAGATCACCAAAACACGAAAAGCGAATAAAGCTATCGGAAAATATGTTCGTTGAGATGAAATATCCAACAATGAAAACGATCATGTCAGTAGATGCAACCAAGCCACTCATCGAGAATGGATTTGATATATTGACTAGTTGTATCGATAAGATATACGATAAAGATGTTGTGTATGCTTCAAAAGACTATACCAAGAAAGAACTTCAGGAATTTATAGAACAGTTCCCACAAGACATGTATGACAAGATTGGCAATTTCTTTGAAACCATGCCAACGCTATATTACGAAAACGACGCAATATCTCCATATACAAATAAAAAGATAAAGGTAGTATTGGACAAATTTATCGATTTTTTCAATTAGGGCTTACTAGTGAATCTCTTGAAAACATGTATAGAACCAATTTTATACTAATTCAAGAACACAAGTATAGCCTAAGTGAATTAGAGAATATGATACCTTGGGAGAGGGAAATCTATTTGAATATGTTAATTAAACATGTCGAGGACATAAATAAGAAAAGAGACATGCTGAATAAGAAGAAATAACATGGAAAAAAGCAGTAAACCATTACCAAAGACAAATACCGGAACAAAGGGGTATGGAACTGTAGTTGGTAACATTGCTAAAATGGTATTAGGAAAACAGTCTGATATGTCAGCAGCGACTAAAGGTCGTCGCCCAGCTAAATCTCCCAAAAAAAGACAGAATAGAAATGTAGCCAAACCCGAAAGAACTGGCACTCCAGCAGAAAACGCTGAAAGAGTTGTAGGGGGTTCTACTGTAACTAAACCTACTAGTATAACATCTGGTGATAATTATACTAAAAAGGCACTGGACATTTACACCAATCTAGTAAATTTTGTCAAGAAAAGTGTAAATGATTTAGTACAAAAAACAAAAACTATTGTTGGTATGTCCAAGGATACTGGCGTATCTTCTTCAGTTGGAGCATCGAAAAGCGCATCTGTAAATCCTTCTATAGAAGAATCGCGAGAAACTGCGGAAGGCAAAGAGAAAGAAATTCAATTAGAATCTGAACAAGTCTCTCTGTTAGAGAAGATTAAAAAAGTATTAGAAAAGATATTGAAGAAAAGTGGTGGCGGTGAAGGTGGGGGAGGACTGCTTTCTTCCTTGGGAGATGTTGCTGCAATAGCATCGTTGGTGCCTGGTAAAGGTAAAATGATGGGTGCATTAGGAAAAAAAGCATTACCAAGGATGGTAGGTCAATTTGCAGGTATTGCAAAGTCTGGGGGGTTAGCAAAACTAGCCAATGCACGCGGTGCAAGTCCAGTAGTAAGTACCTTGGCTAAAAAATCTGATTCTGTAGTTCGAGGAGTTGGTGCAGTAAAAACTAGGGTGGCAGAGACTGCTACTAAAGCAGCCGGAACAGTTACGAGCAAAGGGGCTCAAATGCTTGGGTTTGGTACAAGTTTGGCTAGCAAAGGTGCTACAGGATCGGCAGCAGGAGCCGGTGTTGCAGGAGCCGCTGGAATGACTGGTGCTGCAGGAGCAGGAGCCGCTGGAATGACTGGTGCTGCAGGAGCAGGAGCCGCTGGAGCAACTAGTGTTGCTGGAGCAGCGGGTGCTGCAGGCGCGGCAGGTACAGCAGGAAAGAGTGCAGGATTCTTTTCGCGAACATTTAGTGCTATGGGTGAACTGGCGTCTGCTCCAGCCGCGCTGGCAAAAGCAATTGCTAATCCAAAGGCATTCTTAGCAGGACCTGGTGGCAAATTGATGCTGAAAAGCATCAAAGGTAGCGCACTGATCTCTGCCGTTTTAGAACCACTCATTGCAGTCTTTACTATAAAAGCCATCCAAGATGATCCAAATATGAGTGTTGAAGAAAAGAAAAAAGCAATTGGTACAGAATTAGGTGCAAGACTTGGTTCTGGTCTTGGTGCTATCATTGGCGGTGCTGTTGGTACGCTTGGAGGACCACTTGGAATGATTGCTGGTGGATTGGTTGGTTCTCTTGGAGGAGAATATTTGGGTGGTGCATTAGTAAACGCAATTGGGCCGACTGGTGTGTATGATTTTGCTGCCAGTATACCCGGTATTGGTCCAAAGATACAGGTAGAGGAAACAAAACCTAAGCAAGATGCTCCTACTGGCCCAGCTGGGCCAGCACATCCTGAATATGGAGACTTACCATCCATGTCTCAGGCAATGCAGAAGCCTACAGTTCCAAGCACAGGAACACCACAGTCCCCAACTCCTGCTGCTGGAAGCAGCCCAGTAACGCCTAGTGCGGTTGCCGCATCATCTGGTAAAGCATTGCAGACACAAACACAGCAATCTATAAATTCGGGTATACAACAACAAGCCGAAGCAAGACAACCTATGGCTTCTACTGCGCCTGGAAATACTGTAGTTAACAATTATTACAACACTACTACCAATAGTTCACCTGCAGCCGAATCTAGTGCGCCAAACATGACTGCATCTCCAGAACCATCTATGCAAAGTATGTTGGTTGGCAATGTTGGTGGCGTAAGTACATAAAAAAGGATGATCCGAAGATCATCCCTTTTGTGAAACTATTTAAATTTAAACTCAGTCTTCCTTAGCCAACTTCTCGAAGTACGAGAGAGCATTCTCTTCTTCTGCGTCTTCATCGACAGCGATCTTCTTCTCAGACATCTTAGGAGCAGGTCTCATCTTCGGAGAACCGAAACGAGCCTCAGCCTCCGCTTCGATCTCTTCCATCTCTTCTGCTGACTTAGCCTTGCTCTCGTTACCACCCTTGAGAACAGTGTCCATCTTAGTCTTCAATTCATCATACGACTTGAAGTTTTCTGCAGAAGTAAATTCCTTCAGAGCATACTGCTTCTTCCAAAGTTCTTCCAACTTGGCATCTTCACCACCAAGCAAAGCCGACGGAGTTTCAAATTCACTCTTGTCGTAGTTGACATAACCCGCAACCTTACGAATCTTCAACTTGAAGTTAGCACCTTGCCAGAAATCAAAGACATTGATTGGCTCATCATCCGGGAACTCCGGTTGAATCTTCTCCATCAACTTATCGAAGATCTTCTTGCCATACTTGAACAGGAAGATCTTTCCCTCGTTCTCAGGATGCTTTGGATCAGAAACAACCATGATGTTTGAGACATAACTCAACTTGCGCTTACGATCACGCGCAACTGTCTTGTCATCTTCATTGCCGCTATTCCACAACTCATTGTTTCCTTCACAGATTGGGCACTTCTTACCCAATGTGGTTGGGCAATTCTCAATGAGCCATCCACCCTTGCCTTGGAAACCATGACTGAAGATACGCGCCCAAGGAACATCCTCTCCATCAACAACTGGGAGGAATCGAATTACTGCGAAACCGTTTGATGCTTGATCTAACTCTGGCTTCCAGAATCGATCATCCTTGTAGGATTCTGCTCCCCCCTTGTTGAGTTTGTCCAACTCCTGAGTTAGCTTGGAGATATCCTTAGACTTCTTCTTTAAATCTTTAAATGACATTTATATCCTTTCGTGTACGAAATATTAAGAGTGTAGTAACTGTATACGATTTATTATACTGACTTATTTAGATAAGTCAAATGGGAAGTCTAGAAGTTCTTGGAAGAAGATTCAGTGACTGCCCCTCTGCTTTGATCTTTTCAATGATTGGCTTAGACAAATGTTTGGCAATATATGAAGGATCGATTTCATGATTTTCACAAATTTGAAGAACAGCATCCATATACGAGCAATTCTTCTTTTTGATTATCTTTTCAACTTCTGTTTGTATATTCAATTCACCCGATTCAAGTATCATATTCTTTATTCTCCATGTATTGTAATAATGATTTAGTTGGCTTCCACCCAAGAGTTTCTTGTATTACAGAAATATTGGCGCAAGTTTGTCTTGCCTCTCCATCCCTTGGTGCTACATGAGTATACTCTCCGCCCATCATTTTTGCAACATCTAAAACTGAATAACTCGTTCCTGTGCCAACATTCATGATCTTACCGGCAAGAGATTCTGTATGATTCATTGCTGCTATATTTGCAGAAACAATATCAGATACATGAACGTAATCTCTGGTTTGCAATCCATCACCAACCACAGTCATTGCTTCGTTGTTTTTCTTTTGTCTAGAAAACACTCCAATGACGGGAGCATACGATCCTCTGATTGGCTGTCTGTTTCCATATACATTAAAATATCTAAAACAAGCGGTGTCCAACCCATAAAGATTAGAATACATTTTACACAATCCTTCGGAGAAGAACTTAGAGTACGAATATGCATTTAAGCAATCCGGTGTATCGGATTCTTTTTGGACATCATTGCTAGACAGCCCATAGATTGCAGAAGTGCTAGAGAGCATTACTCTTTTTGTCTTTACTCTTTTGGCTGCTTCTAATACATTCTGAGTACCCACAGTATTTGTATCAAGAGCTTTACTAGGATCTGAAATGCAATTCTGTATTCTTGCTTCTGCAGCTAAATGGAAAACATATTCAGGTGGGTGTCTTTGAAATACTCCATTAACAATATGCTTATTTGTTATATCGTGGTGGTAGTATTTAACTTGTTCGTTGAAGTAGAACTGATCGTGGGCATCAGATGAAAGATCATCTATAACGGTAACATCATGGCCTTGTTTTACTAATTCATCAACAAGGTTCGATCCAATAAATCCGCAACCACCTGTTACTATTATGTTCATTTTATATTCTCTGAAATTGTTTTATATTTTTGTAATATATCAGTTTTATCTAAATAATCTCTTTGTGTCCAAAAGGCATAATGAACGCATAATGCATTACCACAAACACATATTTTTTTATTTCTTTGACCTGGTGCTATTTCGGCTAACCATGTTTCTTCATTTTTATCGACAATTCCAGAAAATTCTTTAAAATCTTTACCAAACCAACAAATAGCATTTATAGAAATTCTTTGCCCTATAGTTTCATAACGATCAAATTTATATTTTTCAACATTATTATTATTTAAATTATTTATAAAGTTAATATGTTTTTCTTCACATATAGTAGAACTTTCCCAACCAGTTTTAGATAAACATTCATTTTCTATGTGTTTGGAATACGGAATACCTTGTTTTTGGTGTATATGATCTATTACTGCATTATTTATAATATTTCCAAATATTAAAAAATAATCAGGATTATCTATTCTAAATTTTACTAGATTTTCTACAAAATTATTTTCTGTCCAAACAATATCATCATCAAGTCTTATATAAATTGTATTTTCGTCTATTGTATTTTCAAAAAATTTATATATTGTTCCACTAACTTCACCTGTTGTAATTACATCTGATGGCAAATATTCTAAAGTAATAAAATCTTTATGTTGTATCTTTAATTCATTAAACCAGTTTAAATCTTCTGAGTTATTAGTATTTACCCATATTCTATATTCATCTATTATATTTTTTTGTTTTAACATATGTGATAATAAAATTTCCATATACCTTTTTCTTCCAGCAGGTGTT